TATTACACCCAGACCAACTAAGGAGACGCAATGCCTACAACTATCATCACGGGTAGAGACATCACCTTCACCATCGAAGGCGATAACTACGACGCACAAGCTACTTCAGCGACTTTAACGATTGACTCAACAATCAACACGTACCAAACCCTCGATGGAAAAGCGTATTACACGACAGATTCTCAGGGTACTTTCGCGGTCGAAATGCTCGCAGATTGGGGAGTCGTCGGCGGTCTATGCGACGCACTCTGGACTGCGGCAAGCGCCTCGCCTAATACGGCTTTATCCGTATCACTGACAGCACACACTGGATCGGTCTTTACTTTCGACGTCCAGCCAATCTTCCCATCAGCCGGTGGCACTGCGCCAGATGCGCAGACAGTATCGCTATCCTTTACTTGCGTTACAACACCGTTATTGAACGACTAACAGAAGGAGATCGGGAGCATGAGATTACCAATCCAGATTGAGTACGTAGATGGAACACTTTCCACTTATACGGCACAGCCGCCTGAGTGGGCTAAGTGGGAGAACAAGACCGGATTCACCATCTCGCAAGCGCAGGAGAAGATTGGAATATCCGACCTTCTCTTCTTGGCCTATCACGCCATGAAGCGCGAAGCAGCTGGTAAGCCAGTCAAGCCATACGAGGCTTGGATGGAGACGGTTGTAGAAGTAAAGGTAGGCGAAGGCGAAAGCCCAAAAGCTACCAGCGCGGAAGCATAAATCGCTTACTGGTCGAAGTCGCAATAGCGACGCAGATTCCAATGAGTGAATGGGTACGCGCAGAAGACATACTCACGGCGATTGAGATATTGGAGCAGCGAAGTGGCAGATGAAGCAGTCGCTTACGACAAGCAAGAACTGCGTTCGATCATTAATGCTTTCAAGGCTATGGACGACTCTGCCGTAGCTGCTGCAAAGGAAGAATCCGGCGCTCTGGCCACGTACATACAGCGGAACATATTCGAAGCTGCTGGTGAACGTGGCACTGTCGCTTCTCGTATTGCGCAAGGTTCGAAGGTCTCGAAGTCGTCTAAAGTCGGGGAGATTTCATACGGCTTCGCCAGTCAGAAATTCAGCGGAGGAGCTACTACACGCGATCTCTGGGGCGGTGAAGAATTCGGTTCTAATAAGTATCGGCAATTCCCTATTTGGTCTGGACGTTATAAGCGCGGCTCACGTGGATGGTTCATCTATCCAACCCTGCGACGCTTGCAGCCAGAAATCTTGGCCAAGTGGGAACTTGCGTTCACTAAGATATTGAAGGAGTGGTAATGGCTACAACGGGATCGAGAACACTTAAGCTCGCAATATTAGCCGAAGTCGCTGACTTTAATAAGAACTTAAAGACGGCCGGAACAAGTGCGGAATCCTTAGGCGATCAATTTACGAACTTTGGAAAGAAGGCGGCTTTAGCCTTTGCCGCCGCCGGTGCAGCTATTGGCGCTTACGCCAAAGCCGCAATCGAGAATGCCGCAGCTGATGAAGCAGCCCAGCGTAAACTAACTTTAACAATCCAGAACACTACGAACGCAACGGCTGCGCAGATAGCCGGCGTCGAAGATTACATCTCCAAGACTTCTCTGGCGATTGGCGTCACGGATGACCAGCTTCGTCCGGCGTTCTCTCGACTTGTTAGAAGTACGAATGATGTCGAGGAAGCCCAGAAGCTACTCAATCTGGCTCTAGACATAAGCTCGGCGACGGGTAAACCTCTAGAGGCGGTCTCGAATGCGCTAGGCAAGGCGTACGACGGGAACTCTCAAGCCCTCGGTCGATTGGGTCTTGGCCTAGATGCCAACTTGCTCAAGTCCAAAGACACAGACGCAATCATGAACACGCTGACAAAGACCTTCGGGAACTTTGCAGAGAACGAAGCTCAAAGTACTGAAAAGGGCTTAGCTCGTATCAAGATCGCAACAGACGAACTTAACGAGCAGATCGGAACTGCGCTTCTTCCACTGGTGCAGCAATTTACCGAATACATCCTGACGAACGTCGTCCCTCAACTTCAAGCCTTCGTAAACGGCTTAACCGGCAAGGGTGGATTGAGCGAAGGACTCAGTGATGCAGAGAAGAACGCGTACGAATGGGGCGAGCGCATAAAGAGCGTCATAAAGACTGTCATAAGCTTTAAAGAAGAAATCATCGCGCTGGGAGTCGTCATCGGTACGGTCTTCGTCGTATCCAAAGTCGCAGCCTACGTAACGGCTACCATCGCAATCATCAAGACACTGATCACGGCCTACAACGCTCTGAAGGCCTCAGCAATCGTTACAGGCGTCGCTACGGCGTTCGCCTTGAATCCACTTCTCGGAGTCGGTGCGGTTGCCCTAGCTGCTGGAGTCTTAGCTGGTGCGAATGCGTTAGCGAACTCTTCGAATGCTTCGCTCGACTTCGATAACACGGTCGCAAGCGGTGGATCGAATCCTATTCAAAGCGGAACTTACCTCGGAGGCGCTTCTGGTGTTTCAGGCGCAGGCGGTCTGAACTTGGGCGGACTTGGACTTGGCGGAACTGGTGGCGGTGGCGGAGGTGGCACGGGAGGCGGTCTTGCTGCGGTCAGTAAAGGCGGCGCTAACGCGATGGACGTAATTAAAGACCTGACCGACATCTCGGACGCCTTGGGTAAATTAACCAGTGACGTCGAAGGAAATAAGATCTATAAAGCCGATGCTCAGAAGCGACTAGACGCGATTATTAAGTCTTTCGATGAAGTCCAACAGCGCGCTGAAGTTGTAACTGGGAACATCGTCTCGTCTGGAATGGCGACTAATTACGGATCATTCCGTCTTGGCGAAGCTCAATCCATGGCGACTTATAACATCACGGTAAACGGTGCGATTGACTCAGAAGGCACAGCGCGGACAATCGTAAACACCCTCAACGACTCTTACTATCGCGGCACATCGGGCGCTGGGGCGCTCGTGGGGGCGTTCGATAAATGACCCTGTGGAATCCAATCTGGAACGTCGAGATTAATGGCGTAGCAGTTACCGATAGCGTTCTGGCCAATCTAAGCCTGACCAGCGGCCGGACGAATATTTACGAACAGGCGCAGGCCGGTTACGTAAATCTGACGCTGATTAACTTAAACCAGACGGCGATTCCAATCACGATTAACGATTCCATAACAGTCGAACTACAAGACTCCACATCTACCCTTGTCCCTATCTTTGGCGGCACGGTCACAGACCTCACTATCGAAGTCTCCGATGTCGGCGGCGTAGGGTATACGCAGCGGATTACCATCGTCGCCCTTGGCGCACTTTCACGACTTCCGAAATACCTAACAAATGGCGTCTTGCCTAAAGAATTCGATGGCGATCAAATCTACGACGTTCTTAAATCCATCTTGTATAACCGATGGAATCAAGTCCCAGCTTCTCTTCAGTGGCAGAACGTAAACCCTGCGACAACGTGGGCGACGGCCTTTAATACTGGCCTCGGTGAAATCGACAGACCAGGCGATTACGAGCTAGCAGGTCGATCCTCTAGTCGGACTGACGCTTACTCTTTGGTCTCGGCTTTGGCCACGTCGGGACTCGGATACATCTATGAGAATCCGTCCGGCCAAATCTGTTATGCCGATAGCACTCACAGAAGCCAATATCTAGCTGCTAACGGATACGTGGAACTTTCAGCTAATCACGCTCAAGGATCGGGTCTTTCAATCCAGACCAAAGCTGGCGACGTCCGGAACTCCATAACGCTTAAATACGACGCAACCTCTAGCAGCGAGAAATCGGCCACAGACGCGGCCTCCATCGCCTTATACGGTTCACTGGGTCAAATCATCACGACGACGCTACACAACGCCGCTGACGCCCAGACGCAGGCGAATTTCTACCTAAGCCTCCGAGCCTATCCACAAGCTAACTTTAAGAATATTACGTATCAGCTGACCAACCCAGAACTTGACGATGTAGACAGAGACGATCTGATTAACGTCTTTATGGGAATGCCAGTCTCGATTAGCGACCTTCCACTTAACATGGTCAGTGGTAACTTCCTCGGCTTCGTAGAAGGCTGGACGTTCCAAGCCGCATATAACGAAGTTTCGCTCACCATGAACTTGTCGCCAATCTCGTATTCTTTGCAGGCAATGAACTGGCAAAGCGTACCGGTGACAGAACACTGGAACACAGTAAATCCGACGCTCGATTGGGCTTCGGCGACGATAGTCAGCTAAAGGAGAAAGAATGAGCAATCCAACAAGCAACTTCGGATGGGTGATGCCTACGGCGACTGATTTAGTTACCGATCTTCCAGCCGACTTTGCAGTCTTTGGCCAAGGCGTAGATACAACAATGGCCGATCTAAAAGGTGGAACTACCGGACAAATCTTGTCTAAGGCCACAAATACCGACATGGACTTTACATGGGTCGCACCGACCACTGGCGACATAACTGGAGTCACTGCCGGAACTGGTATCTCAGGCGGCGGAACTTCCGGCGATGTAACAATCACAAACTCGATGGCAACGGCAATGACGACATCGGGAGACTTAATTCAGGCAACTGGTTCAGGAACATTTGCCAGACTTGGAACTGGAACAGCTGGTCAATACTTGACTACAAACGGGACGACAAATTCATGGGGATCAATCAATGCTGGTGGAATGACATTACTAAGCACAACAACATTAAGTGGTGCGAGTACAACAATTTCAAGTATCTCACAAAGTTATGTTGATTTAGTTATATTCATATACGGAGTTACAAATGCTACTGCGGACGGCGTGTTTAGAATTGAACCAAATGCAGGAACAGGTGATGTATCTAATTTTCATCGTGCTAGTTCTTCCACTTGGACGGCTTCGAACCTTATTAGATTGCTTTTAAGTGCTAACACCGGCGGCGACATAGTAGGCAGAACAAATGCGTCGAATGCTTGGACTGTTACTATTTCTAATTATGCTGCAACTGCAAGAAAACCAATGTTAGTAAATGGTGGTTATCTTAATGCCAATGCTGATTATATTGGTTATTTAAACACTGCTTATTCCACAAGTAGCGCAGCAATTTCTTCAATTGTGTTAAATAATTCAGGCGGAGCATTTTCAAGCGGCACAGTCCTAATCTACGGAGTGAAATAATGACAAAATCAACTCGACCAATTGTAAGAATCCACAATACTGAAACAGATGAAGTTATCGATCGCGAGATGAATGACGATGAATTCGCTCAATACGAAGCGGAAATAGCTGCGCAAGCTGCCGCTGAAGTAGCTGCTGCGCAAAAGGCTGCTGACAAAGCAGCTCTACTTGCACAGTTAGGAATCACCGAAGAGCAAGCAGCACTGCTTCTCTCATGACTCTGACATCATCGAATGGCTGGACGGCTTCTGCTGACCAGAACGAAATCGGCATAAAGTCCTATCCAGTCAATGGGACGAAGATTAAACTTCGATGCGCCGAAAAGGTCGCTCCCTTGCTCATCGGCTTTGCCGAGGAGTTCAACGAGCTAATAGAGCCAATCGACGGCTCAACGCTAGATGACTGGGGTTACTGCTTTCGCAACGTTCGCGGATCGCGGGACAAGCTAAGCAATCACTCTTCAGGGACTGCAATAGACTTAAACGCTGCGCAACACCCTCTGGGCAAGGTTGGAACATTCCCAGCCGAGAAAGTACCGATGATCCGAGCGCTCGCCAAGAAATACGGCTTGCGCTGGGGTGGAGATTACAAGTCTCGCGCTGACGAGATGCACTTCGAGATCGATTTAAGCGAGGCGAAAGTCGCTGCGCTTATCGGGAGCTTGAAGCTAAAGGAGAGACAATGAACAAAGCAAAAGCACTTCTAGCCTCATGGGGACGCAGCTTTCTAGCTGCTGCCCTTGCGGTCTACATGACAGACACAGCTAATCCGGACATTAAGCAGATTGGTTACGCCGGACTTGCAGCGGTTCTGCCAGTCGTCCTCCGCTATCTCAACCCTAAAGACGAAGCATTCGGGATCAAGGGGAATTGATTCCGATACGCGCGGCAGGGATAGGAGCAGTAAGCCTTTCGCTGCTCTTGTCCGGCTGTGGGTATCAGGGATGGGTGCGCTATGAATGCCAAGAATACGAAAACTGGGAAAGTCCCGATTGTACGCCTCCGAGATGCGAAGTCTTGGGAATATGTTCTAAGGACTTACTCCCAGAAAACGTCTATGAAGCGCCTCAGCCCTGAAGATCTACACGCACGCCTTATTGTCTTTATAGGCATCACGCTATCGATCGTCTTTGGTGGTGCGGTCTTTGGAATGCTTTATGCCCTAATATTCGTAACTCAACCGGTCACAGTCCAAGCGCCGAACGATAAGGCCTTCATTGATCTACTTACGACTCTGACCGTGTTCTTAACCGGTTCACTGGGCGGAGTTCTAGCTTCTAACGGACTCAAATCGAAGCCAAAAGTTCAGAATGACACGCCGAAAGACACGCGCGATTCTTGACCTCAAGCCCTTATTGCTTCACCCTAAGACTGGGAGCAGACGTACTGACTCCCAGAATCGGGAGCTACACAATGAAGCAGGAAACAGCAGACTTCGTTCTGATGGTCGTAAGCGTGGGTCTTTCCACGTTCTTATTTACAATGATCGGGTATTCCAAAGGATGGCGTGACGGACACTCTGAGGGGTACGTACGCGGTCGCGCAATCGCTAAGGCACTAACAGAGGCGGCGTCTAAATGAGCGGCTTTCTAGACGGCTACGAGGACGTGAACGCGCGGATTAAGCGCTTTCGATCCGAATTCCCAACCGGCAGACTTGAGGCCTCAGTCGAGGACTTTGACGTCCAGCGCGGTTACATCTTGGTCAAGGCTCAGGTCTTTCGTGAATATGAAGACACCGTACCGAGCGCCATCGACTTCGCCTTCGAAATGCGTTCTGATCGTGGCGTCAATCGCGACTTCTGGGTCGAGAACTGCGTAACTTCCGCTTACGGACGCGTTATAAGCGCCCTAACGCCAAGCGAGGCAAGGCCTACTCGTCAGGATATGGAGAAGGTCGAAAGACTATCGGCTGCTGACATCGCAGCTAGAGACAATCTAGACGTCTGGAACGCGAGCGCCCAAGCTAAAGAAGCTGGACTGCCTACGCTCGGGACTGCGATCGAAAGCATCGCCGGCAACTTAGGCGGTGAGCTAGTGGAAGAAGCTCCGCAATGTAAACACGGCCACATGATTCTGAAGGAGGGGACGAGCCAGAAGAACGGCAAGGCCTATCACGGATACGCCTGTCCGGAACGAATCAAAGCTAACCAGTGCGAAGCCATCTGGTACGACTTGAATCCGGCTGGTAAATGGGTCAAGCGTCAGCCGAAAGCGTGGAACTAAAGATGGGGTACGTAGAAGCATTCCCGATTGGGACTTGGGACTATTGCGACGGCTGCGGTAAAGGCCAACCTA